TCCGGTGATCCCGGAGTTGACCCATCTCTTCGTCATTGAACCCTGCTCTGTGCATGGCGTCATTGACATCCTTCTGGACCTCAAGGAACTTCGCTTTGTTCCCCCATGAGGGTTGCCGGTCCACCAACTTCACATACTCAGCAGCAACCCGTTGCTCTACTTGAGCGTCGGACTCTTGCTGCCCCATCTGTTGCATCTGGAGGATCGATCTTTGGTCGGCGGTAAACTTACGCGCCCTGGTTTCCCACTGCTCTTTCTGAGCCATATACCTTGAAGGGTCATACCTATCGAGATCGTTTTCGTTAAGCATGGCCTTGTCAGGAGGGGCACCAAGGAACCCATTGCGGAAATGTTGGAACATCTCCGCTAGGGCGTTGACCTGTGCCTGCCGCTCATTTGAAAACGAATCACGCTCCTCCGAAAAGGACCGCTTTTCGTCAGCAAGTGCGCTGGTTTTCTGCTTGTAATCAGTCAAGCGCAGGTGGCCGTCGATAGCGTCTGACAGTTTGACTTGCACCGGCTTACCATTCTGAGTGACGTTGACGGTCAAGCTGGTCAAGTCGTCTTTCGACAAGTCCAACGTGGTCGCCAGTTCCTCAATGGTACCGGGAAGTTCTGCACTTTCGCTTTCGGGTTCTGCTTCTACAACTTCTTCAGCAGGTTCGGCTTCGGTCGGCGCTTCCTCTGCGACTTCCTCGGTCGAGTCCAGCATTTCTAGTTCGGGTTCCGTTTCCGGGTGGCCCAAATCCGCGTTAGCGGATGGTTCTTCCTGAAGTTCCGATTGGGTGGCTTCAGGGCCTTCTCCGATTAACTTGGCGAACATTACGCCAGCTTCTTCGTGTGAGACGGGTCCCTGTTCAGGGGTAGCCGCTACCTCATCAGTCATACTTTATTCTCCTGCGGGTTCCAAAGGCTGGGTGGCCCGCTTAATGGACATTTCCAACTCAGCGTCCTTAACGCCCCGTGCGGTCTTCTCAATGAAAAGGCGCAAGCGACGGTAAAGCTGATTGGTTATCCAAACTGTGTGAGCGTCCTCCGGGGTCATATTGACCTGATCGAAGGACTTTTTGATTGCTACCTCGATTTTCTCGAAAGACTCAAGCAGCAACGGATTGGCAAGAAGTTCCTCAGCCTCACGGCCTCTGGTTCGCTTCTTTTGTAGGGAGTCCTCGTCCACTAGGCAGCGGACCCTTCACGCGGGGCAACACGATGCATACCTTTGGGCATGGGCGTCTCTCCGCCGACGTTCAAAGACTCGGTGGTTACGTCACTGGCGGTGTTTGAGCCAGACCGGCGCTTGTCGCTGCCAACCGGCTTGGAATTTTTGCCGCCACCTTTTCCATATTTTGCATACTTCGCCATATCTACTCTCCTTGCGACTCGATTACACCCAATGAACAGTAGCCGCAACTATTCATCGGCAAAAACAAACGCCATCAAGGCGAATGCTCCATTCTCTTCATTCCATACAGAATCAACGATGGAGTCCGTCCCAGCCTGGGAGGAAGACTGTGGACTTAAAGTTCCAAGGACGAACTCCACCAATTCGTTAGCGCCGAGGCCAATGCCTTCGACTTCAACGCCGGTCAGTTTTCCGTCGTCGTCTCGCTCATGTTTACTGTAATGTTCTGTGGTGTGATCTCAGGGGAGTTATCAATAGTCTCCCTAACCTCATGGTGGACTTGGAACTCAGCGCGAGTAATATCAGCCTTCTGCTCTGCCTCAAATCGCTCAATGGCAATCTTGGCCTCAACTTCCCTCTCATCACGGATTATCTGAGCGTCCAACTCTCGGTTCTTTCGGGCGTTCTCTTCCTGAGACTCACGCTCCTTGCGGGCTTGGTTTGCCTGAGCAATCTCCCGTTTCAAGGCTAGATCAGCCGCAGCGGCCTCTGTCTTCTGCTGTTGTTCGATCTGTGCAGACTGCTGCTTCATCTGCATCTCAGCCTGCGTCTGTTGTTGTTTGGCCTGCATCTCGGCCTGGGCCATCTGCATCTTGCCCTGAGCCTCAATCGCCTTCGGGTCTTCCTTCGGCGGAGGTTGCTGCGAACCCTCTTCAGTATCAGGGTCGGCAAAGTAACGCTCGACGGTCTTGCCGCCAGTCTCAACCATGTCCTTCAAGGCAGAGTAAACATGCTTTGGGTGGACCATGCCGCCAAAACCGCCCTGCATTTGAAGAATCTGCTGCTGAATCTGCATCGTCTGTTGGGCAAAGACCGCTTTCTCCTGCTTCGCGCCAGTTCCTAGACCAACATGGATTTCCATGTCCATCCGGCGCTTGAAGCCGCTTGGCTCAATATCAATCCACTTCCCTCTCAGGCGGACAGTCTCAGCCTTCCCCACTTCGGAATGGCGGCGAACCGTGTCGTGCATCTGAGAGAATAACTTCTTCACGCCCTCTGCAAAGAGGCGAGCAACGAGTTCAATCCGCTGTTCCGCAGCGTTCTGAATAGCCGCAATGCCTGTCGCCGTCTTATTCAACGAATTAGCGTCAAGACCTTGATTGTAACGGGTCACGCCCGAACGATTCTCTTTCTCCCCATCAAGAAGTTCGATGAAGGCAAAGAGGTCAGGCATAATGCCCTGAACCGGAATCTCGCGGACCATTCCAGGGTTTGCAGTCCGAACCAAACTCCCCGGACCACGATTTAGGAGGTCGGCAATGGTGTCATCCCCGATCGCGGCTTCAGGCACCTCAATCATCTGATTGTTGGTCAGATAGAGATTATTCAAGGCTCCCCGGAGAAGAATCGACTTGATGATCTGAAGGTCTTCCATGATGTCTGCCATGGAAAACCCGAAGAACTTGTGCGTTTGCGGTATCGGAGAGATGTCTACAATCGGAACAGGGCCGTCCCATTCCTCATTATCCAAGATGGTGTCTGCGTAATTCCCGCCGACGATAATCCGGCGACGTTCCGCGATGCCATCGTTGTCCCAGTCAACCTTAAAGTAGCATTTGGTTATCCATACTTCCCTTGAGGTTTCGTCACCCTCTTGGCCACGCCCATAAGTGGAGTCCTCGTCTTGGTCAAACCGCGCTGTGCGCTCCTCGTTCAGCTCTTGATAGGAATATGTCGGGAGACCGCGAACCAAGTCTGCGTCGTAACCCTCTGCGATTAACTCAGAAACCGTCTTGCGCTCACGAATTGCTACTAAGTTTGCATCTTCAATGTCAACTGCGCGCTCAGAAATCAGAAATTGGTCGGGAGGAAATACCTTCCACACCATCTTGCCCTCGTTGTATGTGTGAGCAACGGTGATGTCGTGGAGCTTTACCTCTTCACCTTCTGGAACCCCATCCATCAGGAGGGGCTCCTTGCGAGTGGTCTTTTCACGAAGCTCAAGGTCATCGTCTTCCTTGATCTGCATGAGAGCAACTTCAAGCATCTCGTCGGTAAGGCCCTCCATATGCTCCTTCTCAACGCGAGGAGTCTCGTCCCACCAATAAGTCGCAATTCCGTTCTTCAAGAGCAAAGCGTCCTTGAACCATGTGTACATGTTCTTGAAGCCTTCGTTCTGCTTCATAATCACATGGTCCATGTAGTCGGACTCTTGCTCCGCAGCGTCTACATCCTCCGGCCCTACAGGGCTGAAAGTGACGGTCTTGTCCCCGCCAGTGAACATCTTCATCAACGCGGGCATCATCCACTCAACCGTCTCAAAAACATCCCTTGAGACGACAGAGGACCACCCATCAGGGCCTTGGTTCAGTTCCCCGACGTTAGGATTGCCCTTGTACAAGTCGATGGCCTTGGAACGCTGTGTGGTGATCGTACCGCCAACGTGACCAATGGCCCGGTAAATCTCCGAATGAAGCAGACCCCTTAGGGCGTCTTCGTCAATCTTTGGGTCTTTGTTATTCGGAGTGTACTTGCCCATTATCCGCCCCTAGTAAGCCTTTCCGCCTCAGAATAGGCAGATTCTTTGTCGAGGTCCCTCAAGTCAGGCATGTACGAGCCATCCTTGGTCACACCCCACTTCCCGAAGCCTCGGTGCTTCGGTCGGTATTCGATGTTTGGGTTTCCGCGAGGGCCCTTGGCCTCATACGGAGCGCCTTGACCATCAACCATCACCGTCTCCCCAGGAAGAGCCATTCCATCGAAATCAACGTGAGGATCAGGTGTGCCGCCATGAGGGACTGGGGTGTAGTTGCCCGGACTCTCCAAGGCACTGACACGCGCCTCAACGTCCTCAATCCGCTTAATCATGGCGAGCTGCGCTTGCAGACTCATTCCCATTACATTTCGGCCTTCGCGTTGCCCGAAGCCTTTTTGACCTTCACGGGCTTCGGTGCATGATAGCTGTAGATGGCACGCTGAATGTCGGGGGTGATTTCGACCATGTTGATTTCAGAGGCACTTGCCATGCCTTGAATCGCGGCCTGTACATCGCCCACCGTGCGGTAGACCTTCGGTTCGCCCTGTTCCTCTTTAGTCATTTCTTTCTCCTGTAGGCTTTGAGGATTTTCCTCCTCGGTTGACCCAATGCGGGCCGGGTGTACGAAGTCTTTATCTTGGGCATCTTGATCTGCCTCGGGACCCTAGACAATGTTGATCGGCCTGTATGGGAGGGGGCCTGAACCGTTCGATTTTCCGCCCTTGCCAAAGACAGTTCCAGTGCGAAAGGCGTCCGCAGGGTGGCTCGTCCAATCGTGATGGGGCCTGTCCTTGAACATTGCGTTCCTCGCGTCCCATTCCTTGCAATATTGGCGCAGCGCCTCTAATCCGTGGTCCGTCGCATCTCTGTCGAACCAACACCTGCCCAAGACATTCCGAACAGCTTCAATGCCGTCCTCAACCGAAATCTTAGGGGCAACCTTGAAATTGATGCCCAAGTTCCTTGCAACGTCAATTCTCGCCTTGCCCGTTCCCAATTCTCGCGCCCTGATGTCGTGCGGGGCAATGTGAGCCGAGCAATTATATTTCTCCTCAGACGCTCTTTGTGAAAGAACCGAGGCGTAGTGGGCTAATCCTTCACCAGAAGTCTCATAATAGTCGATGAGGTGTATCTCACGGCCAACATACTGAACAAACCAAATCGCGGTAGAATCCCCAATCCCAATGTCCCACCATGTCTCCACAGGATGCTCAGGGTCGTGAGGAACCCCACAAACCCGCCCGTCTTCGAGCGCCTCAGCCATCTGCGGACCATAATATGCCCCATGTAGCGCGGCATCGAAGGAGCAGAAGTACTCCTGCGCGATTAAGTCAGGAGACATCCCCTCTAGGCGCTCCTTCTCGATTTCTTCAGGGGAAAGCATCCCTGTGTCATCAACAGTCAGAACCTCAGAAAACCAATCAGGATTCCGGTTCGCCACCTTCATCAAATCATACCCGTGGTTTCTGCCACGCGGCGTGTAAATGAAGACCGCCCAACCCCCGTTCTCCTTCAAGATGGGGCGAATAAATTCCCATGCTTGAGGATCAGTAAGCGACCACTCCGAAAAGACTACTCCAACAGGATTAGAGCCAACCAAACTATCGTAATTATCAGAGCCAGTAACTTGCCAAATTGATCCATTATGGAATTCAATCTTCATGTCGTCGTTGCGAATGCCCTTGATCGTCGCAGGCTCAAAGGTATCCAACTTCTTCGTGCCGTCCTTGTAAATCCCCTCCCAAATGACCTTCCTGCCCTGCTGTAAGGTAGGTAGCATATGCCAATACGTCCCAACACGGTCAAAAAGGGCCTCGTGGGTCCAATTCATTACCGTCATGTCCTTGCCTGCTCGACGGTGCCAAACCCCTAAAGCACGCTTCCCGCCATTCGCTAAATAAGCGTAAAGCGGGATTTGATAGGGTCGGGGCTTCCAACTCGGCTTCAGTGTTAATTCTGTCATCCAGTCAAGCCGGACAGTGGTGACAATAAAACTTGAACCAACAAGATACTCAAAGTTACCTGACGCTGACGAACCGAGGTATTAGCACCGTACCGGGTAAAAGGAACTTCAGGGGGAAGAACCTCGTCGGCTGCCACTAACTTCTCACGCTTGCTCTTCCTACCCATTAACCCAAAATCTTCCTCTCGCTTAAAACGCTTGCGTCGGTAGGAGTGTCCCCCATTCCAGCTACTTCCGCCACACATCTCAGACCCATCGGCCATTAGAGGCATCCGCTGTCCACCCGACGCAAACTGAATTTCCTTTGCCTTAGTTG